CTGCATACGAACAACTGAGGAACTAGAAATGCAGGTAAAGCAGAAAGGTCTGAGCTTCTTGTTCAGCGGTATAACAAGAGCAGGCGTACCTCTCTGGTTCTACAGGAACGAGAAAGACTTCACCGTATTCTACCGCACGCCCACTCAGCAATATTGCACAACTCCGAACTTCTACGGAGACATTATAGAAACAGCCTCCGAGGGTGACCAGACATGACTGTAGAATCTGCAACATATGTAAGCCAACTGAACCCATCGTACCCAGCTGCTGGCGATAACATTTCCGAGGGCGATGATCACATAAGATTGGTTAAGACGGTTCTGCAAGCGCAGTTCCCCAGCCTAGCAACCACAGCGGTTACCCAGAGTAGCGCTCAGATGAACAAGCTAGGCTTCGAAACCGGCATAATTGTCATGTTTGGCTCTGATACCGCCCCAACCACCGAAACTATAAGCGGTGTAAAAGACTGGCTATTGTGCGACGGTTCAGCCTATAGCACCTCAACATACTCTGCTCTTTACGCAGTCGTAGGAACAGTATTTGGAACTTCTGGAAGTGACTTCTTAGTACCAGACTATAGAACATATTTCCCTGTAGGGGTTGGTTCAGGATTTTCTCTAGGAACCGCAGTAAGCGCCAGTGCTGCATCCGGTTCTGCTGTACTCAAGGCGCAACCCATCAACTTCTTAATCAAAACCTAGAAAGGACGAGCTATGAAGTATAGCGGAAAGAATCCTGCAAAATCTGTAGGTGATAGAAAATTTCCTCACGGTGGTGGTGGTGACTTTAAGTTTCCCACCGTTAAACCTCACGGTAATCGCTTCTACAAAGGCGATATCATGGGAAATAGCAAGGGCTAATGAACACGAAAGAGCGTGCCGTTCAAGCTAATATTATTCTAACCAACGAAGTATTCTTAGAAATGCTTGCAAACTTGGAGAATAGTATTATCAGCGAATGGAAATTAGCCGAATCGCCCACAGAACGAGAATCTTGTTGGCTTAAACTAGGAGCACTACGTTCTATTACAGAAGACTTGAATGCCCTAGTCCAAAGCGACAAGATAGAAAATCCTTAACGAACAACGAGGGTAAAACGATGAGTGATGGTAAGACCAATCCGGTAACGGAAGTCGATACACCACAGCTTAGTATGCTTGATGTCTTGATTGGAAGTGACCCTAAAGAAGACACTAATCCAGAACAAACATCAGTGGAAGCGTCTGAAGACGAAGCCGAAGTTGAAGAACTTTCAGCGGAAGCAGAGTCGGAAGAAGTTTCTGATAACGAGGTAGAAGAAGAGGAAGTTGTCGAAGAAACCCCAAGTTCATACACCGTCAAGGTCGATGGTGACGAATTTGAGGTCAGTCTCGACGAACTCCGAAACGGATATCAAAGACAATCGGACTACACGAGAAAGTCCCAGTCACTAGCCGAACAGAGGAAAGCCTACGAGTCAAACCTGTCTGCTGTTCAGCAGGAAAGATCGCAGTACGCCCAGGTCTTGGAAAATGCGTCCCAGTTTCAAAACATGGAATTAGAGAAGTACAATCAAGTTGATTGGAAAGAATTAAAAGACTCTGATCCTATGGAATACATGGAAAAACGCATGGAGTTCCAAGATGCTAAGGATAAGATGCAACAGGTAGAGCACGAGCGTCACCGTGTTCAGCAACAGCAGCAAGCGGAATATGCCCAGCATATAAAAAAGCATGTTGCTGATGAATCTGATAAACTTAAACAAGCAATGCCTGAGTACGCCGATCCTGCGATGCAAGCCCAACTTAGAGAATATGCTATGAAAGATTTAGGCTTCTCTAAGGAGGACGTGGACGGTATAACAGATCATCGCGTAGTATTGGTACTCTACAAGTCAATGCTGCAAGACAAGGCTGCTAAGGGAACCTCTAAGAAGGCTACTAAAAATGTTCCAAAAGTTGTTAAGTCTGGAACACCTGAGTCTAAAACTCAAAGAACTCGTAAAGCTTCGCAAGCGAAACGAGATAGGCTCAAAAAGACTGGTCATGCTCGCGACGCCGCAAATGTCTTTCTGGACTTTGTGTAACTCTAATATAGGGAGAGCCAATCATGGCGCAACCAACAGGTATTTACGTCACCTATACAGCTAAGGGTGAACGTGAAGATTTGGAGAATGTCATATACGATATTTCTCCAACCGATACCCCGTTTATGACAATGGGTGGTCGGACTAATGCGATTGCTGTAAACCACGAGTGGCAGACCGATGCTTTGGCTGCTGCTGTTGCTACTAACTACAACGAAGAAGGTGCGACACTTACTGCCTCTACACCTGCCGCTACGACCCGGCTTGGCAATATTTGTCAGATCAGCTTGAAAACCACAATCGTTTCTGGAACTTTGGATGCCGTATCGCTGGCTGGACGTAAGGAAGAACTAGCGTACCAGATGTCTAAACGCGCCAAGGAACTGAAGCGTGATATGGAAACTACCCTGGTAGGCGAAAATAGCGGCAAAACCGCTATGTCGGGTATCACTACCGTTCGTAAGATGGGTTCGCTTCCTGCGTGGGTTTCTACTAATGTAAGCCAGACTGGTTCAGGTGCTGGCGCAGGCGCTGGTCGTACCGATGGTTCTACACGAGCCTTTACTGAAACTCTAATGAAGGCCGTGATTCTACTTTGCTATCAGGCGGGTGCAGATACTAAGTACCTGATGATGAAGCCGAGCCAGAAGTCGACGTTCTCTAGCTTCGTAGGTGTTGGCGGAGCAAGTGGTGTTTCCAACTGGACCGATACTGCCGATCTACGTATAATCGGCGGTATGGATATTTACGTATCCGACTTCGGTGAAATGGCTGTAGTTCCTAACCGTTTCCAACGGGCTAGAGACGTATGGCTCCTCGATCCTGACTACTACAAGCTCGCTTACTTGCGTCCGTTCACGCAAAGGGAAGTCGCTAGTACTTCTGACGGCGAACAACGTGCTATCATCGTTGAGTACACCTTGCAGGTGGACAACGAGCTAGCGCTTGGAGCAGTCTACGATCTAGCCTAGCTAGTAGCTAGATCACGCTCAACTGGGAGGGGTCTATTAGGCTCCTCCCACACTGAGGGGGAAGTAAGTGGGTGCTTTTTATACAGGAGTATTGGGAACAACTTGCAGTTGTAGGACTTGCTATACTAGCTATAGTAAGAATGAAATTTGAACTTGACAGTCTTAAAAAAGACGTTTCTGATTTACGTTCGCGAAATACGTTTATAGATGTTGTAAAACTAAAGGCAGAGATGGAAGTTGCTAACAGAAATATCACATCCCTTTGGGACAAATACAATTCTGTAAACGGAAAAGATAAGAGGTAGCCCTATGAAAGATAAAGAGCCTATCAATAGATCATTTAGTTACGACCACACGGAAGACAAGGCGGTCATACACTCTGTTCAAGATGTAGAGCCTCTCTTGGATTTAAACAAGAGGGAGCAAACCGGCGATTCTATGTATGGCGTAGGTGGCGGTGAGCTAGGTATGCGTAAGGTAGCCAGCATCCCTCTTATTATCATCGAAAAGTGGAAAGCAGAACTGGGCGTCGATGTGATGAACAAAGACCACATGCCCAAGGTAAAGCAGCTTTTAAACGACCCAGAGTATGCGTTTCTACGCACACATAATAGCAGGATTTAGCAGTGGCTTTAGGTACATACACAGATTTGAAAACCAGTGTTGCTAATTACCTGGAACGGGAAGATTTAACAGCTACCATTCCAGATTTTATAACGCTGACCGAAAACAGGCTCAATCGAGACATACGAGCAAGAGTTAATATGATACGAGCCACCACTACCACCACTGCTGGCATTGCTTTTTACGACCTACCAGCAGATTTAATAGAACTGCGCAACATTACATACAACACCACCAGCGATAGCCACGCTCTTAGCTACCTATCTCCAGAAGAAGGTACTCGCGAATTTGGAGCATATCCAACTGGTCGCCCTAGAGCTTACACCAATCTTGGTAAAAATATTAAAATATACCCAACTCCAGACGGTGAGTATACGATAGGCATCAACTATTTTCAAAAACTAACCGCCTTATCTTCCACCAACGAAACAAACAATATACTCACCGAATTTCCAGAACTATACTTATTCGGCTCGTGCAAAGAGGGCGCTGTCTATTTAAACGATACAGAGCAACTGGCGAGGTTCGACACTCTGTATAACAACGCCTTAACTAGTATTAAAGGTGCCGAAGACTCGGCCAGGTACAGCGGTACAGTAATGACTATGCGAGTACAGGGCGACCCTGGCAGTTTAATTCGTAGAGGTGCTTGAGCGTGGCAGATACTAACTGGGTTCAAGACCTTTTCAACTTAGTGCAAGAAAGTGGTGGCAGCCTTCTGACAGAGGACAGCTTTTACATAGCCCTGCAAGAATTTAACTCTACCGTATGGACCGAAACTACTACAACAGGCTCTGGCTAGAAATATGCCTAAAGAACTGCACGACATAAATGGGCAACAGTCCGGTTTCAGTTTTAATAAAGACTTGTCTCCGTACGATATGGCCCCAAACTTTTTTGATAACGTCCAGAACGCTAGGTTTACAGACAAGACTGCCTCCACAATTACGGGACACTCTTCAGTACTAGGAACACCCACTGTAGCTCCCTACTGGATAACAAATTTTTTACAAGGCGCAAACTCGTTATGGATATACGGTGGATTAACCGCTCTGTATAAAATTACCGGGGTAACTCACGCAGACGTTACTCGTGCAAGCGGAGCATACACTACAATAGGCAGCACAACAAACAACTGGCAGGGCGATGTACTAGGAGGTGTACTGGTTGTAAATAACGGAATAGACATTCCCCAGAGCTTAACACAGGCTGGATCAGTATTTACCGACCTTCCAAATTGGCCTTCTACGCTGCGCTGCAAAACTATTGTACCTTTTAAAAATCACTTGATAGCTTTGAACCTGACCGATGATGGTACAGCAGAGCCTTATACTATAAGATGGAGCGACGCTATACCAGCAGGAGCAGCTACTAACGGATCTAACACCTGGGTAACCAGCAGCACAGCCTCAGAGGCAGCGGAAACTACCATAGGTGGTACTAAGGGACACTTGCTCAACGCTCTCCAGCTAGGTAACGAGCTTATTGTCTATAAAGAAGACAGTATCTACTCCCTGGTCTACGTAGGCGGTACGTTCATTTTTAACGTACGAGAAAAGTTTAAGGACGTAGGACTGTTTACCAGAGACGCAGTTGTCGATCTAGGAGACGGGCGACACGTCCTGATGTCTACCAACGATGTAATTGTCCATAACGGCAACTCTCTTGCAAGCATCATCGACGACAAGATGAAGACACTCTTGTTTTCGGAGATTGATACCACCAACTTTAGCAAAACATTTCTAGTGCATAACAAGATCGAAAACGAGGTTTGGCTATGCTACCCCAAAACAAACGCAACCAACGGTTTTCCAGACAAGGCACTGATATGGAACTACCGGGACGATACCTGGACTACACGGGAACTCCCAAATGCCAACTATATCGGACGGGGCTTAGTAAACCCAGCCTTGACCAATACTTGGACTGCTGCAACAACGACGTGGAAAACAAACACTTTAGCATGGGCACAGCAGGAATACAACCCCTCTATTGATTCACTGCTGATTTGCGGAACCAACGGTACTAAGATATACCTGGCTGACTCAGGAACTACCTTTGACGGTACGAGCTTCACCACCACGCTGGAACGCACCGGGTTACACGCTGGCCGTACAGACGCTGTAAAGAAAGTTAGCCGAATATACCC